TTATTTAAACCTTGAACCAGCCTTGGCTGGTTCTTTTTGTATATTTCTGTTAATAAAAGGATCCCCCACACCGAAGCATGGGGGACTAGAACAGTTCACGATTATTATACTACTTTTAGCTTGCTTGTGAGGCGGATTCTGACGTCGTTTCGTTAACTGATTGCGCATTACTTCTAAATTAGCCGCTAACGATGACGCTAAAGTGGCTGCTGAACTAGCCGTGACCGTGTCACCAACTGCCGCCGCACTAGCTGCTTGACTATACGCGGCCACTACTGCCTGTGATGCTTGGGCTTCGGCTTGACTAGCCGCTGCTGAGTTAGCTGCTTCAATCTTAGCTTGAGCTTCTGCCAAGGCTTCCACGACCGTTTGCTCCGTAGAAGCTAACGCATTCGACTTAGTCTTGATCGTATTGCCGGTATCTTCCAAAATAGAATTATCCGTAATTGCCCCGACAAAAGCTAGGATTGCCCCCACGGCGGTAATCACTAACACAACTGCATTAGCGTCAATCTTAACACCAAAGAAGACCGTTGCGACAGCTAAGCCAATAATCAACACGGACCCGATAATCTGGGCCCAATAAGCAGGCTTTTTGTAGTTAGCTTTGAGTGTTGCCTGAATTACATTTAAAAATTTTGTCATTATTTTTCCTCCTAAAGGAACTTTTCCGCGATGTAAATAACTAACGTGACGAGCACGCCACTAACCAAGACACCGATCAACCAATTTTGAATGGTTGTAACGCGGTCAATTTGATGGCTGGCTTCAATGGACTTGGCCAGCGCCTTGTCAGCTTTGTCGCCAATATCGTCAACTTGATTCAGCTTTTCTTCGATGTTCTCAACTTTCGTTTTGGTGGCAGCCACATCCTTTTGAATATCCATTAATAACTTAGTTGTATCGTCGTATTGTGCCATCAGTAGACCACCCGCTTCCCGTAGTCATGACCATTAGTGACACCTAACTTGATAAATCCATACAGACCATTTGAACGGGTGTAACGTGCCCAGACATAGTCGTGTTCAATAATGACCGCATTATAAATTACACTCTCACCCTTATGATAAGTAGCAACTTGACGTACCTTGTCTGAATCCGTGTAGCGAACAGCTAGTGTCCGATTAGGATAGAACACTCCTTGCTGGTTATATTTAACAACCGTAAAGGAAGTTTTCTTAGCTGCCTGAGCCTGCTTAACGTTGGCTTGAGCTTGTTTCTTGCTAGCAGTCGTGTAGCCTGATTTAGTAATGCCCGTTAAATCGACATTGCCGTCTAATCCGCCTGCTTTATACATGCTAGTGAATTGGAAGATAGCCACGCCGTCCATGCTAGGGAACCAGTTATAATCAGGACTAGTTCTAACCAGATAGTCCGGATATTCAGCTAACCACAGGCAATTACCATAGGCTTTAACAATGGTGCTAGTATTAACGTGGGCGTTTAAATAGGCCTTGCTGGAGTATAACACTGGAGTATAGCCGTACGCCTTAATTAACTTAAATTGAGCTTTAATGACATTAGTGTTAGCTGTCACACTATTAGAAGCACCGTCCTCATAGTCTAGTGCGACAATACTACCCTTGGGTGTCTTAACACGTGGCAAGTAATAGGCCATCATCGCCTTGGCATTGGTCATATTGCCACCAACACCGTCCCATAAATAGGTGTGCACTCGTTTACCAGCCTGTTGAGCTGATTTAACTTGGCTGTTATACGTGGTCTGAGGAATATTAGTGCCACCATAAAAGCCACCTGCCTGTGAGAGCACGAACTTATCGGTGCTATAGCCGAATATCCCACTATTGCCGTTATACTTAGACCAGTCGACCCCTTGGTCACGACTAGTTGAAGCCTGACTGGTAACATTGACCATTAAAAAGGCCATAAAAATGGCGCCCACCGTTAAGATGAGTGCCTTTAACTTGTGCTTATTCAATTGTCTACCTCCTATTCAAGACTACTATTAATTTGGAACTGTAATGTTGACTCACTCGGGTAAATTGACGTTCCGGTACTATCAACCACCCATACTTCTAGCTGATAATCTCCCGCTGTTAAGCCGGTCATTAAATCCGCTGTTAAAGCTAGCACAATCTGGCCAGTTGTTGGATCCGTTAAACTAGTTGGGCCAACTGTGACCGATTTAAGATAGCCACTAGTATTGCCTAATTTAACGGTAATTGAAGTGGCATTAGTTAAGTCCGTGGCCACATTATCATTGCCACAAATTAACGTAAAGCTAGTAGTGGTATCGCCAATTTTAACCGTTTGTGGTGAAGTATCGGTAAAACTAAGCGTTTTCGCCATCTTTAGGTGCCTCCTTCTCGGCCAACTTGGCATTGAGCTGGTCAATTTGAACTTGTGCCATCGCTAATTGCTGATCTTTAACGGCAATTGCTTGGGCATAGTTACTCGTCATCTTGTTAATTAAGGCCTGTGCATCGATATTCATAATTTAATCCTCCTGTGTGGTGGTTGTCGTAGTCGTGGTAACTGGCTTTAAAGCAGTCAGACTATCAATCAGCGTGTTTAACACCTTTAATTTAACCCTATCAGTGCCCCCAACGCCTCCAGCAATGGCAGTGTTAAATTCATCCATGGTAATACTGACCTGTGAACTGATCCCCAGCGTGTTAATCTGAATACTAATAGTCATAATGTTGTTCGTGTAATCTGGTTTATAATTCGTGATTAAAATGCTATCCATTTAATTTGGCCTCCAATTCTAATAAATGCCCGTTTAGGGCAGAAATTTGCTTTTGTTGTTCTTGTACTGTGGCTAGGGTGGCATTTAAAAGTACACTGTCATCCACCCCACTTAGCTTGCCGTTTTCATCACGGCTGATAAAGACGTCTGGCAATTGCCACTGCTTTGTTACATTAACGTCGTCAACAATGCTAGACAGCCGCAAATGACTGGTATTATCGTCGGTTTTGTACTGATAAGTGGCTAAATCAATTGAGTTAACTAGCTGCGCCCAATAAGCTGTGTCAGCCTTTTTAACGTCCTGCTTAACGCTTAATAGGGACGATTTAACTAAGCTAGTATAGTTAACGGCACCGGCATAGATTTCGGCGGCACCGCCCCCACCTTTAGCAAAGTGAATAGCGCCCTTATCCGCGCTAGTAAACGTATGACCGGTATTAATTTGGAAGTTACCAATATCCAGTTCGCGATGCAAGAAAATATTGTTAGCACCGGCAGTGTCAATACCGAAGTCAACAATATCATTGCTATTAATATCTCTAATTCGCCAATAAGAAGAATTCGCTTGTGCATATATATTGCCATAAGCATCCATAGTAATCCCGTTACTGCCAATATTATCGGCATTACCAGCAAAGTTTATTTTTTGTGTTGGCCCATATAGATAGATTCCTGAGGCTGGTGTTACGTTAACATAGCCCATGATTGTCTCCGGATTGGAAAAAGTTGTATCTTTAGCTGACGTATAACCTGATTGTGACTCGAAACCTTGACCGTTAATTACTGAATCATAAGCTAAGTATTGCCCACTACCGATCATTGAGCGATATTTATAGCTAATCGCCCCAGATTCAACGCTTGATTGCAGTCCAACCGCACTGTCAAAGTACGTTGACTTATACGCCCCGTCTGGCGTAATAGTCATTGGATAATATTTAGCGGTGTTATTGGCATTGCTAATAATGTCGCCACCATGAAACGTTGTCCCGTTAATAGTTGAACCATTAATAACTGAGCCATCTATTTCGCCAGCACTAACAACATTACCTGTATCTGGCTGGTACCCTGTTGATTGAGCAGTTTGTGTTAGCATAGGTGAGCTAAATAGAGCATGACCAGTGCCGTTGTATGCCCAATACTGTAGACCAACATATACTGCATTACTTGGGGATACTGCGTTGTTTATTGTGATGTATCTCCATGGCTGAGCTGAACTAATACCAGCCCAAGTTTGACCAGCATAACCACCATTAATTCTATTACCATTTGAGTCAAAGAAAGCTAGTGTAAATTGGTATTTAAGAGCAGTATCACTGCCATCTTCAATAAACCAAACTGACGCACTATACGGCTGACCTGTTAGTCCATTTAATGGGTACAGCTTAGACTGTGCAAAAGTAGTCCACACTGCGCCACCAGTCGAAGAGTTAAATCCAATTGAAGGAACACCATCATGCAAAGTAAAATTTGAATAGTAGCCTTTAGTGAATAAATTCCAACCGGGAATACTAGAGTTGCTACCACCAACTCCGCCTAATAATGCCGCATTATAAACTAGGTTAGTGACGCCTCTGATTGTTAAATTGCTAGCAACCACATTACCACTTGCATCGGTTGTAAATGAGCCATTAGGCGTGCTGAATGAGTTGGCAACAATGTCGACACCTTTAAGTGAGCCGGTGGTTACGTCACCTAAATTGGCACTTAAAGCTGATAGCTTGCCAACATTTAACCGGTCAGTGCTGAGTGTTCCAGTGGTAATATTCCCAGCGTCTAATTTAGCCACTGTTACTTTACTAGCATCAATTGAACCAGTAGTAATATGGTTAGCACTAATGTTGCCCATTTTAGCGTCAGTGATAGCGGCGTCAGCTATTTCAGCCGTCCCAATAACAGCACTATCAATGGCTGTTTTAGTCGTGATATGAATAACTGAGCCATCTTTAACCCCAGAACTTAAAGCTGTGTAATCAGCACTAGCTTGATTAGCCGCACTTTGAGCCTGTGAAGCCACCTGACTAGCATTATTACCCGTTGTAGTTGCCTGTGAAGCCACTATAGCAGCACTAGAAGCCGCTTGACTAGCTACCGATACACTAGACTGCATGTTATCAATGTCAGTGTTAAAGCTATCACTTAAGGCGGTCTGTACGTTGCTTAGAGCCGTATTGTAGGCATCTGTGAGGCTCTTATAGGTGTCCCGGTCAACGTCACTAGCTTTAGTGGTATCTGTTAAGATGGCTGTCATAAAGGTATCCAGGTTAGCATAGGCTGTCGTTAAATCAGTCGTACTGATACTGGCATCTTTAGCCCGGGCTAGCACCACATTATACTGGCTAGTTAACCCGGCATATTGTGCTGCTTGGGTCTGCTTTTCGATGACGCTCATTAAATTAGGGTCATTTAAATTGGCAACGCCACTAGCCGCATTATCAGCCGTATTTTGAGCATTGATAATTTTAATGCCATCATCGGTTAAGATGACTTGAGTTGCATTAGATTCAGCCATTTATAATCCCCCTTTCTTCTAATCATCTGTATTAACATTGTCATTTATCGTCCCCTTATCAATCGTGCTAGCTGACGGCCTATTTATCAGCGGTATTGTGTACACCTTTTCCTTTTCAGCTGAATAGTCGTCAATTTCTAGTACCCGGGTGTTGAAGGTCACTAACAAGTAGGCCTGTGTGCCTTGGTAAAAGACGTTACAAGTTTCCACTTCACGGCTTTCATCGGTTAGGTTGGGCATTACCATATCATTGTCAAAGTAAGCTTCAAACTCGGCTCCTTTATGCACGACATTTAACGCCCACACTTTATGGGGGTCGTTAGTAGTCTCAGCTTCACCACCACCGGCCGCAAAGTAGAAGTATGGGAAGTCTAGACATTCAGATTGGTAGGTATTCTGGTTAAAATTAATCCCATAATCAGTGATATTAAAGTTGTATAGCACGTTGTAATTGCCGGCTAACAGGTCACTAGCTTTGAGAATGTCAGTGAAGCCATCTGAATAGCCAATTGAAACTAGGTCATGTTGACGGTCATAGTTAACTCGGCCGTAACCTTTGAGTGCCATTATTTGTTGCACGCGACTATCAGTAGGCTGTAAAGTAAGCCCCGCTACATATGGGAACCGCACGAGAATGTAATTACCATCGCTCTTTAAGCTCACAATCGACCAAATATAGACCGTGTTATTAACCTCCTGTACGCCGAACGTCCCACCATGTTGACCGTGAATTTGTAACATCACTGACTGCACGGCAAACTTGCTATCCTGTAAAGCAAACATGGTATCACTAGAGCCGCTGTCATCACGAGCACGACTAGTTAGGTATTGTCCATTGCTTAAACGTGCCATGTATTGAGTCGCTGAATGCGCCCCATTATCATCGGGACCATAGACCCCTAAATAGCTAATCCCAGTGGTGTCTAGCTTAATCTCAGGCTCATCTTGAATATAGTCAGCTTCAATCGTGCCATGCAAGGTACCGACAGCGTTACTAGCCACATTAATTAAGTAGCCGGTTTGCTGATAGCTAGTGTCAACTGTTCCATCAGTGTTATAACGGCGCCATATAAAGCCCTTATTATCAATGTAGGATGAAATATTAGTGCTACCTTCCCAAGCTTGTAAAATCAACCGCTTAGTTTGGGTGGTATCGGTGAAATTGTTACCGTCAGGCGTTAAAGCGACCGGTTTAATCGAACTAGCGTCCTTTTTAGCTTCTTCAACCGCCTTACTGAGTGCGTTCTGGTACTGTTCCATCCATGCTGGCGTGGCTACTTGAACCGTTGTATACTCCCCAAAGCCGACCGTGTTGCCATAAGGGTTATCAAGGCTAATTGTCCGTTGAATAACGCGACCACTAGCATCTAATACGGGCTCAATTAGCTCATCTTTAAACCTAATCGTGGCACCTAATGGCGGATTGAAGTTTGGTGTTACATTCACCTCATAATAAGTCCGCGGGTGATTGTATAGCTTGAGCATATCCTGAGCCCAGGCTTTCAAACCGGCTGAATTGCTAATCTGATTAGCGGTAACCACAGCTTCGTAGTACAGGCCAGCTTGCCAATCGGGGTTATATTTCTGATTAGCGGCATCATCAACGATATAAGGCTTGCCATCATTAACCGAGGCGATCGTGCTACCGTTAGCGCCGTATGGAATTAGCTTAGTGACAGGTGTTGAGACGGTTGTCCGTTTAATACTAGTCATATTCTTGCCAAATACCGCCTCATCATAGACCACATCAGCATTAAGCTGGTCAGTAATGACACACACCTTTTTCGTGATATTCCCTTGTGAGTCAATCTCAACATATGGGTCAATCTCACAATCATACGTTTGAATGAGTGTCTGTACTAACGTGCTAGCTTTCGTTTTACCATCAATGGTGATTGATGGAATGGTCGTGTTAGTTGTCTGATAGTCTAGCGTCCAACCAGTGGCATTAAAACACTCGTTAAAGGCTGTTTGAATCGAGCTTGCACTAGCGGTAATTGCTACCGGGTAATGTTGAGCTAGCGTGTACAAGCATAAATTGGTAAAGTTAGCCGTTGTAACATGCTTAACAGCCGCACTAGAAGCATCATCAGTTGAGTAAATGTACATGACATACCAATGACCTGATAGCTCATCATAATAGGCTAAGTTGTTACCAGCCACCACTTTATCTGAATCAGGCTGGCCTTGAAGCACGTCTAATGAGCCTTGATGGTCGAACTTTTTAGATTGGGCGTTTAGATTGATTGTCCCATCAAGCGTGTCATTAGTACCCACATTAAGGTCATCATCATAGCTGGTGCTAGTTGTGTCTGAGTCGGCTAGTTGAATCTTGACGCTGTCATTAGAAAACTTAGTGGCCCCATCAACGGTCAGGGTACCAATCCGCTTTAAATTAGGGTCTAGGATTAAATACTGGTTATTTAAAGCCATCTGTTAACCTCCTTATTTTAGTTATGTAAAAAGGCCACCCTTAATTGAGAAGCCTTTAAAGTGTTGCTATAGTAATCTGGGTAAATATTTAAGCGTGATTTGTGCATCATTTAGGTCACCAATCATCGTCAGGCTATTAACCCCCGGACTTAATTTAGGATAGTCCGTTGACCAAATGGGGCTAGCTAGCTTACCGCCAACCGTGGTGCTATCAGTCTCACAATTTAAGACGATCTCTTGACCAGCACTAGCAATATATTTAGGTGCGTCTTGAGCCACGTCATTAACTTGGTAAATGTCTAAGTGAGTGATTGATAGATAAGGGTTTTCATAGCCCACATTTTCGTCATCTTCGGCAATCGAGTGCTTAAAGAACACCCCACCGATACCACCTAAAGCCGATTGATAATTTGAATTAGTGTCAACGAACGTCCCGTGCACGATTAGGAACCGTTTAGGGTCGGTACAAGGCTGGCCGGAATGGCTACCACTCGTGTAGTATTGCGTGATTGACCAGCTAAATACCTTACCATTTTTGATTAGGTCTAGTTGTAGCCAACTAGTGCTTAGTGCTGACTTTTCTTCTTTGTTAACCACTGTCATATAATTAGTGACCGTCTCTTTAACCGACTTAGTAGTGACCTTGCCAGTCTTAGCATTCTTGGACTTCTTAGTGACCGTCTTAGTTGTGGTGCCTGTTTTAAGCTGAACTTTAACGTCCTTACCATTGGTAGAACTACCTGAGGGGCCTTTACCATTGTAGAAAGTCTCATGTTTACCGTCACCCCCGGCAAAAGTACCACCCGGCTTGGTGATTTGTAGATAGCATGTTGGGGTACCACCTGAACTAGAATCAGCTAGCCCGAACCGGCCGATTGTGGCCCCGTTAGGGTCTAATAACAGGACTTCTACACGCCCCATTGCGCGCCCATTATGGGTACCTGAGTGCTTAATATGGTGGATTCTAGTGGTGACTCGATAGTTAGTTAGGCTGTTAGTCATACCGGTAAAGCGAACACCGGGACCGTACCAATCGGATTGATGGGTACCATACTGTTTAACGCCGTTTGAAAGCTTAACCATTAACACTTGGCTGTCCTTATTTGAATCAGCCTCACCTTGATAAATGTAAGTACCAGCGGTCTTCATCTGAGCAATAGCAGTAGCGTCATTAGACCATTCAGCCATTGAATCGAGCACATCACTGTTCACAACCTGCGTATAAGGCTGTACCGCCACCGCTTGGTCTTCATCACTATCCGGACCTAGTCCATATTCACCACCATTTAAAGTAAAGCCAATGTGCTTTAAATCCCGCTTGGGCACGACTTGAATAACCGGCTCCGTTCTAGCGGTGCCATCAACAGTAATCGTGTTTAAACCGTTATTTAATGGTGTTTCAACCTGTGGTAAGGTTGCCCGTGGGTCGGATTGCACAAAGGTAATGGTTAGTGTCATGTCATACATACCCGTGTTAATCGGGGCTGGGTCACTAATCGTGGTAATATGCCCCCAATAGGTCACCTTAGGTTCAAAGCCAAAGATTAATGGGTACTCTTTACCATTATCACTAGGGTCATCACTTAATAACAACCCGCTTAAATTGTGCATTATCTGATTAAAGGCATCTTGGTTATCAGCACAGTAAATGGATACCGGTATACTAATCGTCCGGCTAGTAAAATCGGTGCCATTAAATTGATTGCCATACATGGCCGGTATATCAGTCACCTGTTCAGCCATGGCCGGTGCACTAGGCAATACCACGTTACCCATCTCAACTTGTAAATCGTCCCGGCTATTTAAACTGGCATATTCAAAATCATCTCGTTGTAAGGTCACGATTTAACCTCCTTTTTAAGTTTAACTATGTAAAAAGGGCACCCAATTAAGGACGACCCTTTGATTGATTGGGATACTAGTACCCCATCATTTGTGAATACTGTGAAGCTGTCTTATTATCAGATTTAACGGCATTAACCACGTCAGATTTAGCAATGACTGCTTGAACACTACCTTGGCCTGATACTAAAGCCGTCAATAGTGAGATGACTTTATCAAGCTTCTCATTACTTTCACTGTTAGTAGACGCAACCTGCGTGCTAGTATTGCCATTTACCACCTGACTAGCCTGTGCGATTAACTGGTTAGCCCGTGATTTGTTTGTTAGCGGCAAGACCATCTCGGGCTTGTTATGTTCAGCAACCTCAATCAACTGGTTAGTGTTGATAACGCCACCGTTTTCGTAGCCTTCAGCACCACTAACACGAGTGAACGCACTAGCGCCCTTGCCGTAAATATGTTTCATGTAGTTAATACCGGCCAATAAGTCGTCATACCCATTATAAATCTGACCATGGCCAGAAAATTTATACGCTTCAAATGTTGGACGAATGGTTTGAACCAGTCCCATTGATGGGATTCCCTTCTTGGCGTTAGAATCCCACAGGTTTATTGCCTTAGGGTTCCCATTGGACTCACGGGCAATGACACGCATCCATGCTGATACTTGGCTTGCGGTCGCTGCAAATCCATTAGCTTTCAGCGCTTTAATAACATATGGCTTCCAACGTGTTACTGAACTACCGGTAGGATTGCTTAAGCTCCCCCCAGCCTCTCCAGCCACGTCTCCCAACTTAGTGGCCAAACTTTTGACAAAGTCTTTAACCTTGTCAACCGTTGCATCTTTGATGGCAGTTGCACCTTTGAGCGTCCAGCTGTCATTAAATCCTGGCCACTTGATTTTTCCCAAAATGTTTTTTTCAACCCACTTGACTGGTGCTGAAACCATATTGGAAATTTTATCTAGCGCTGCTTCACCAATATCAACAGTTGATTTAGCGAGCTTTTCGGCTTTTCCTAAGAAGCCGGTGGCATATCCAGGAAGTGTCTGGCCTTTCCCGTAAGATCCCGATAAAACTTGTTTAGTTTTGTCAGCCGGCAAAATTATTTCACTTCTAGCTACCCTAGTTATTTCAGGCCCGTTTTCACCTAGAAGTCTTGCTGTGCCACTATATGGCTCGTAAGCTAATTCAGCACCAGCTTCGCCAACCAATGCCATCCCATTACGGACTTTGCCACCTACAGCATTAGCCTCAATCCGATGCCCAGTGTCACCAGATTTAGCCTTAGCTTTTGTGGTTGATGAAGATGATGAGCTAGATTTAGAACTGCTACTCTTAGCACCAAATAGTGATAATAAAGAATTAAACCCTGACTTAATGCCACCCCATATCTCGCTTAATGATCCGCCGAGAGTTGACCACTTTGACTTAACGTGCCCCGTTTCTTTATCAACGTAATAATCATGATCCTTCATCTGTTTAGAAGCTTGCTTAGTCACATTAGTATACTGTTGCTTGGCATGCTTTGTCGTATCATCTCGTTGATTCTTAGCCTGTTTAACCGTGTCTTTGTACTGAGTGGTAGCATTAGCCACAATTCGATCCATTTGTTTCTTGGAAATACTATGATTTTGGTAATACTCTGTTTGTGCAGCTGCTACGGTAGATTTGTACTTCTTGGTAGCCGCATTTTTCGCGCCTTTGTAAGTATTATCAGCATGCTTAACCACGCCCTTATAAGTACGATACGCTTCATTAACCAGCTTATCAGCTTGCTTTTCGCTGATCTTTCCAGAAGATTTAGCTAAAGTATTTAAAATAGATTTTTGCTTACTACTACCATTCTGTATTACCAAATCCGTCTTAGCTTCGGCATTTGACAGTAACTTCAAACGGCGCTTGTAAGCCGCATTAGCATCAGCGCTCAAAGCGGTTTGGTGACGTTTGTTTTCGTCGTTAATGGCAGAATCTTTTTCTTTTTCTTGATTTTTAATTTTTGTGCCATAAATCTTATTGATTTTAGCAATACCAGACTGGCCTGATAAGTACTGCCCTTTGTACTTAACATAGTATCCTTGGGTAAGTTTGTTTATATCTTTGTTTCGAGTGCTCTCTAATTTAGTAATGGTTGAACCATAGCTTTTGTTGATGCCAGTCATAGCCTTGCTATGCATACTGTTTTCTTGCTTAGCTGACTTATAATATTCTTTGTCAACACTCTCTAACTTAGATACACTGTTTTTAGCACTTTTAATTCGGCCATCATAATAACTTTTCTCATTCGCTAAAGCTGTTTTTGCATCCTGCTTTGACATCATTCCTGACTTAACCCAGGCTTGAAGTGTCTTCTTGGACTTGCTTTCATTGCTCTTAGCATAGTTGACCATTGTGTCAGTAATTGCCTTGTATCCGGATTTACTGTCTTTCATAGCCTTACTAAGACTTTTGTTGTCAACTGAAAATTCAAGCTTGCCAAAGTTTAAATTAGTCTTTTTGAATGCTGATTTAAGCTTTTTGGCAGCACTTTCGCCAGCTTTAAATGCCGACTCTGGCAAACTACTTAAACTCTTTTTTACACTTTTAATAATAGAACTAGAGTTGTCGGTAATGCCATCGGATTTAGCGGCTTTTTGAAATTCACTGACACTAGTCATAGTTGAATTGGAACGTACCTTAGAATTCTCATATTGATGCTTAGTTGCACTAGTTGACGTTCTCACCGTGCCAAGCAAAGCATATTCAGTTCCTTTTTGGGCCGTGTAATCCTTCCGCACATTTGATACGAGATTATGAGTAGCTTTCACAGCTTTTTGTACAGTTTTAGAACTAGAGATCTGTTCAGCAATTGCACTGCCGATAATCGCACCCTCTGGTCCGCCCAAAACTGCACCAATCCCTGCACCAATCAGACTGCCTGTAGCCTTTGATTCTAATGAAATTTTGTTTTTAGCACTTGGCTTTTTTAAAGTCTTGGCAACACTAGAAGCCAAGTCCCATCCTTCGATGGCTGCACTCGCGATAGTACCTGCTCGCTTGACAATAAAACCCAAACCACTAAATGCCTTACTAAAACCGCCCTTAAACTTGCTAACAACATTTGACCAACGAGAGGTTTCACTGGAGGCTTTTTCAGTTTCCTTTTCGACATTTTTAATGTCTGTTAAGTTCCATCTATTACCATTACTTGCAACATCGTTGGCAACATTTGAATAGCTAGACTTTGAAGCAGATTTAGTATGCCGGGACATGCGGGTCTCGCCAGTTGAAAATTCAGTGCCGCTTTCTAGCTCATTATTAGTTTTCAATACATCATTCTGGGCACTAATGGCAGCTGTTTCAGCCTCAACAGTTTTCACAATCGATTGGCTTTTGACAGTGTCATTAACCAAGCCAAAATTAGCCCGCATTTCTTTGATTAGCTTGATAAACTTGTTTACTTTGGCTAATGCCCAGACGCCACCTAAAGCTACTCCAAAGGCTGTTACAGTTTTAGTATGGTTACCCATAAATTCAACAACTTTAAGCATGCCGTTCAGCAAGTCTTTGACGCCATTAATCAAGAAAGTTAAACCTTTTTGCGTCCCCTTGTCGTTAAATGCCTTGGTCATGTCATTAGCAGCTTCAGTCATGGTCGGTAATAGCTTGGCCCCCATCATGATCTCTAATGCTTCAGCAGCTTCTTTAAAGCGTTTGACATTCATTTGCGCCGTACTGCTGTTCTTATTGGCTAGTTTTTGGACATAGTCGCCCTCCTTACCAGCCTTAGTTACTTGATTGGTTAATGACGCAAGCTCCTTATTGTTAACAGCCAATATTTGTGCGGCTTGCATACCCGTAGCACCAAAAATTGCTTTGAATACAGCAGCTTTTTCATCGCCACCTAAGTTCTTAGTATGCTTTTCCATAATTGCCATAATATCTGACATAGATTTAAAATCGCCGTTAGATTTTTCAAACACTTTGGTTGAAGTAATGCCAATTTTTTTAAGTGCCCCAGTGGCTGCATCGCTAGGATCAGCCAAGCTAGTAATCGTTTTACGCAGCCCTGTACCAGCTTTATCTGCTTCAAGGCCATGGTTAGAGAGCTCACCTAAAGCTGCACTAGTTTCCTCAACACTAAAACCGGCATTATTAGCCGAATCTCCGACGTATTCCATACCTTTGCCCAAGCTATGGAAATCAGTTGCGGTAACATCAGCCGAGTATGCTAAATCATTTACAACACGCTTAGTGGACGCCATCATTTTGGCAGTATTGTTAGTTTTCATACCAAATGCTTCAAGCACTTGACTCGAAACTTTAACAACATCTTGGAAATCATCGCCAGACGCTACACTGGCTTGCAGCTCAGTTTTCATCACTGCTAGCGATTCTTTAGCTGTGTGCCCACGTTTGATTAAATCTTGATATTGCTCAGCGATTTCTTTTTGAGAAAGCCCATACTTAACTGAATATTTTTGCCCATCTTTTTGCATTTCAGTAACGGCCTTGATTGCAGACTTGGCCGAATCGCCACTGGTCACTAACAAATTTTGGTTTTGCTTGTAAATATTTTGTAAAGTAGAAGCTTTTTTAGCACCAGCAACACTAGCCGCCGTTACTCCAGCAACGCCAACACTTGCAGCAGTCGCTACTGATTTAAAGCCACTGGCAACCGTCTTGATTTTGCTCTTAATGACGGAAGCTCTGTCTGACAGCTTGACCATCGCACTACTCATCGTGCCGTACTTTACTGTTAACTGTGCGACTTCTGATTTTTGCTTGGCCATAGCTGTGGTTGTTTCTTCCACTCTGGCTTTTTGCTTGGCGTATTTTTCAGATGTTAAGCCGCTCTCATTGGCCACTTTGACCAACTCATCTTTTTGCAGCTTAAGCTGGGCGCATAAATTGGCATAACTTTCTTTTAAGCCGGAAAGCTTGGCTTTACCCGCTTCGGCCTGTTTGCCCTCGGCTTCTAGGCGTTCAGTGTACGCTTTACTAGCACTAACATTTTGCTTGTAGCCTTTTTGCAAGTCAGCCAAACCACTTGTGTAGTAAGTAGAAGAGCTTTTCGCACGCTTTAATTGCCCCTCATAGTTGCCTAACTGTTTAGTGGCACTAGCGATTTGATTTTCAAGCTTAAAATAAGCTTCTTGGCCCTCTTTTGTAGACTTGTCAATGTCCTGTTGGCGGGCTTTTAATTCGCCTAATTTTCCTTTTTGTAAATCAATAGACTTAGTTAGCCCTTCAACTTTAGCTTTGGCAGCTTCTTGATAATTCCCAGCCGATTTTAACTGAACCTCACTAGCTTTCCAAGCGTTCATAGAAGCTTTGACAGCATCAGTTAGGGCTTTGTAGCTTTTTACAGCGCCAATCGAATCAACCGTAATACGTGTCGCCATTTCACTTTGAACTTTGGCCATTTTTTTGCTCCTTCCAGCCAACATTATCATTGCATGTAAGACGACATAATTGCTTCACGCGGATCAATATATTCTCGATCCTTTTTCTCACGAGCAGCCAATGTTTCCATGAACAAAGCAAAAGGCTGTTGCTCAACTTGATCTGGCAACAACCCTTCGTGTATTAAGTTTTGTTCAAGTAGCCGTAAATCTTCGTGACGATTTTTTAGTTCAGCAATTTTTTTACGCAGTTCCATTTGATAATGTTGGCGATTTATTTTGACTCCTGGGCTTTGTCTCGTGCGTTTTTGTTAGCTTCTTCGGCTTTTAACACATCTTCATCAGTGGCACCGTCAATTTTGGCAATTAGCATGCCAACACCTAGGCCAAGCTCTTCACCAGAAATAGAATCTTTAATCGTTTCAATTTGCTTATCAGTATACTTCACAACTTTCTGCACAAAATCCATCATGGTACGAGTTAGTTTTAATTGTTCTTTTAAATAATCAGCTTCAGTAGCATCGTCATCTAACCCACTTTCTAGCATAGTTAACTGAATGTTTGCTACAGCATCTTCTAAGCCAATCGTTACCTTGACATCTTGAGCCTTAGCAATTCCAAAATACTTCTTTGTAATTTTTGCCGATAATTTCATAATATATTAACCTCTTTTATTTTTATTTAGTACTATGTAACAGGCAGGCCTAAGAGCCAGCCTGTGTTAGCATTAACCTTGTGTAGTTGAACCAGTCGTAGAGCCTGTGGCCGATCCGGTTGTACTGCCAGTCGTTGAACTAGTTGTTGAGCCGGTCGTAGATAATACATAACCACCAAATACTTCTGCATAAAGTTTTGCTAAGTCAAAACCAGTGTCAGCAGAGTTAGCAATCATGTATGGCTGTTGAAGGCCAGTATTTGGGTTGATAAAGATATCTGATTTCAATGGTGTTAGTGCCTGCCCCGTCAAAGCAGTTGAATCATCGCTTTCAGCCGTGTTGTCAGTGGAGTTGTTTGACGTTTCTTGAATAAACTCAACATTATTAAAACATTCGTAGAAAACAGAATTGTCAAACGCTTGTGATCGAATAATTACAGCAATGTGTGGCTTAGGTGTTTGCAATAGCCAAGCACCAGACTTAGTATCTTGCACGTAACCACGTAGCTTATTGTTAATTCCCCAGTCCAGGTCTAAAGCCGTTAAAGCGATTGATGGAACTGATTTTGGATAGGCAATTCGCTTAATCTTGCCATTCGCCCAGCCTGGTGTCCCAGCAGCTTCGATTGCAGTGACGTTAGCAGTAGCAAAGCCTTCACCACGATGATCAGCGATGTAAATGCCATCAGCAGATAAGCCTTTGGTAGCATCTGCAATTAAATCGCCGCTATCATCGAGTGAGGCAAAAGTGACATCAAGAATATTATGTTTTGACATATTAAATGCTCCTTTTAAATAATTTCAATTTTGGTAAAATAAAAGACCTTGGTTACCTGTCCGGTATCCGGGTCTTTAGTGTGATTTTTAGATTGTTCGACACGCCAACCATTTGCAATAAACATTTTAGCCAGCTCGATTTCTGCTGGCAAAATTTCGATTTGATTGGACTTTTTGTAAAAAATTTGTATTTCTACACCCAATGCCCAGTGTTTGAACTGACTATTAGCATAATTGCTAGGTGCATTTTCTGATTCAGTAATAATAACATCTGTGGTTGTACCAGCATTATCGGCACTTTCAGGAATGGAACCACGATAAATGTTGTCACTCCAGTCATAATTGACCGTTTTCAACAAGTTCTCAGCTTGAATTACAGGTAGTTGCATACTATTCACCACCCGTTTTGGCTTTGTAAACTGCCATACCGGCTTTAAAAGCTGCTTCCTGAGATTCTCGTCTGGAATCGTCAACAAAATGAGTTGCTGCCATCTTTACGGTCCCATCATTCAAGAATCTAGCAATATACGCTTTCTTGCCAAAACCGGCTAACGTATTACCATTAACAATGCCGTCTACATCACTGTTTTGAATCGCAATGTTGTCTTGTAAATGACCATACTTGCTATCATCATTGTCGGATCGTGGTGTATTTTTACGTAACACTTCTGCGTATGCTTGCGCTTCAGCAGCTGTCATTGCTGATTTTACGGACGTGTTAGGGATTAAATCTCTGACGCCATGAAGCCATGATTGCATTTGAGCGTCTAATTCCATTTATATCACCCCTTTTTTACATATTTTTTAAGCGTTAACAGATCATATGCTACCGGCTTGCCAGTTGAATCTTTAGACACATCTATAATCTGATAAACCACGTCACCATAACTAGCTAGTAACTGTTTGCTCAGCTCATTTGTGGATCGAATTGCCACAACAATTGTATCTTCCAACGAAGTTCCTAGGATCTGATAACTTTGGGTAATTGATCGATTATATAACGCACAATGTAGTGAAATAGTAGGCACAAAGGACTCGTCATAATCACCAGTATTATTGTTTTTAACCGTTTTAATAGTGCCAAAACTAATTTTTTGATTGAAGCGATTGACCGCTATTTTCACTGTAATCCCTCCGAATCTTCCATCTAATTCCATTAATCAGATATAAATAAGGCGCCGGATACGGTACTTGAGAAGCGTTATTGCCGCTACTATATGTCACGCCCAAGTTTCCACGATTAAAATACATAAAATCAACCATAACACGAACGGCCTGATTAAATTGATAGTATTTCCGATAAGTTTCAACTGGTATAGTGTCATCAATATTTCCGATAACATCACTTTCTGCCATTGAAATTAAGCTTTGGATAACAGATTCATCGCCATCAACGTTTAAATAATCCTGCATATTTTCAACTGTGACACCACTATCAATACCAGCCATGACATCGCCTCCAATATAGCCGCCCCACTAGGTACTGTTTATTTATTAGCGACTAAAAATTATTTATTGACCGCTAGTTGCTGAAGAAGCAGCACTAGATGCTGTCGAAGCTGTTGAGGAAGCTTCACTAGCAGTTGAACTAGCGTTAGATGAGGTGTTTCCTCCATCACTTACTCACCGTTAAGAAGTAACCGGCATTTTTGTCAGCCTTAGAAACCCCAAAACGCATAGCTGCGCCAAGATATTGGCCATAAATTTCGCTCTTCATCCAGGCTAAAGAAACTTCTTGCCGATCAACAAATAAAACGCCACGCTTTAAATCACCAATAAATGCGTGAGCCTCACCGTCGGCGCCAAGCAAGGTATCGTTCACAATATGCACTGGGACACCGAAAATAGTAGTGCCAGACTTGCCGGTAATATCTTGATGGAGCAAATATTGACCGTTATTATCCTTCAACGTATCTAGGATTTGATAGAAAGATGCTGAAACAACTAAGTCACGAGCATAGGCTTGATCGAGCTTGACATTCAACACTTGTTTAATATCATCAGCAAGCGTGGATGACGTGGTGCTAACAGCCGTGAACCCTTCCAAAACCGGGGAAATCAATTTGTTAACCGTGTTAACTCGCTTTTCACCAATATTTTGGCCAATTAATGAAGTTAAATCAACTTGTGCATCGGCAATTGATTCTTCTGAGATTGGAATAGCACCACGGTATGTTGCTACCGACCAATCGACATCGGTAAATTCAGGTGCAGCTAATGACGGGTTTTCTTGCAATTCAGCAACGCTGCTAAAGCTATCGTCTGCTCGTTTCAAAATTGGGTAAGTTCCTTTAGGCGTGGTTACTGGTGTTTTGGTGACCAGGGTCGACAAGTCAACGACTGAGTTGATCTCGGCTGAAGGGTTGTAAATAATTGTTTCAGGTACCAACGGTTCAATTCCCGTCGAGGTTACCGACGTTGCCGCATCATTGGTTACCTTAGCCCCCGCGAATGGATAAACATATTAATTGCAGATTTTTGCTTGGCTAAATTATCTTCGCCACCTTTAGGGTTAAGCGGAGTTCCTTGACCTTGGTTGTTTTCGGGATTCTTTGGCTGCTTATTTTCAGCCGAGAGTGCCTGTAATTGATCATTCAAGGCATCTCGACGCGTTTTCTTAGTGGACAACTCATCTTGTAACTTGTGATAAGCATCCGCATCGAAATTATCGTCTTGTAATGCGGCCGTTACCTTGGCATTAAGGTCAGCACATTCCGCACTTACCTTATCGAATGTGGCCTGTAATTGTTTAAACATGTTTAAAAGTCTCCTTTATTAAAAATAGCCAGCTTAGCTTGCACTAATTTTTCGTGCTCACTAAGTTGACCATTATTGTTGTTATTTTCTAATTGCTTATTTTTGGCAATTAAGTTTTTGATTTTGTTGAGTGCTTGATAAGGAACTAGCGATGTATTAAATGAATTAGTAACTGTCGTAAAATCAACTAATTCATCAGCAAGGCCTAACTCCATTGCTTTGTCAGCGTCCATCCAAGTTGTACTGTCCATTAAATCTAAAAAAGTTTGAACAGGCTTACCGGTCTTGACAGCATACATATTCGCAATGGCCTTGTTCGTACTCTGCAACATTTGCGATGCTTGATCCATGTCGTGATAATTGCCTTCTGCTTCGTTCGAAGCATTATGAATCATCATTTGGGCCCCAGGTGACATTTGCACCTTGTCGGCCCCCATCGCAATAATTGTACCAGCAGAATAAGCGTTAGCAACAATCTGTGCAGTAACATTTCCTTGGTAATTCTTTAGCGCTGTGTAAATTTCTGTTGCCGGGGTCACTTCACCACCGTTGGAAGCAATCTCCAATTCCACATCAGAGTTGTCCGCTGGGAGTGCACCGATTACATCAGCTGGGGATACAACTGTCATGCCAAACCAATCACGATAAATAGGTGCATCATCATCATTAGTTATCATGCCTTTTACTTTAATCGTCATTACTTTCACCTCCTTCGCCTTGTGGCTCATAATCTGGCAAGTTTTGCGGTAAGAAGCCCGATCTTTGAAGTAAAAATTGCACTTGATTAGGACTTAGTGCACCGGCTTTTGCTAAACTTGATACTTGATTTATCAACATAGAATCATCGACGTCTAACATGTTTTTGATGTCTAGATCAAGGTCCGGCGCATTAAGCTTTAATTTCAGCTCGTCTAATAGCGGATTAGTGTACGTATTAAGGTTAGACAAATATAAACTTTTAATTTGGTCACTATTGCTATGTTGACTTTCAGTTGATGAGCCACCGCCAAGCATATCACTAGGAATCCCGAACGCAGTCGAAATTTGGTCAGCTGAAAAACTAGCGTTCTCATTGAGCGCTTTAAATACATCAGCTTTCATCTCAAACGGTTCATAGTCGAATCCTTCTGGCAATGTCATTAGTCGGCCAGCGTTAGCCCCAGTATTAGCCTTTTCAAACATGGCTCGGGCGTCTTCCAAGTCTTCACCAGTGTCAATAAAGTTGCTGATTTTAAGCTTGCCAGCGGAATTAATTTGATTATTCAACGTCTTCAAATTTGAATCCGTTGTTTTTTGTGCAATTGTTAGGGTATTCCCCAAGCTTTCAAGTGGGGATTTCCCTATTAAATAACGATAATTAGGGTCTGGCATCAATCTAAAATGCAATATTTGGTCGGAAGTTAACTGCATTTTCGGCCGGTCGTTGCTCTCTTGGATTGTATAAATAATTCCAGTATTTCCTGGCAAATAATTGATTTGAACGTCCGAAGGCGGCACGTGTTCTAAATTATTTCCGACTAATGGTACATAAGCATTTCCAGCAAGGGCTAGTTGAATCATTACGCCTTGCCAAAATGAAAAACGACTGATTAAATCACTCGGATTTTCCAGTCGTCTTTTAGCGCTAGCGCTTTCTGTTTTAAAGTGAGCCGAAGCAATATCACTTGAAATACGGTTAATAACCGAAAATACATTGGAATCTTTCAAGACGTTCCCTGAATCAACATACGAAATCAGCAAGCCGCCAATTGTTGATAAAAACAGGTCACTAGTGCTGGGATACACCATATTTTTAGTTTTGGAACGTTTATATCCTCGGGGTGTTAATAGTCCCATACTTTATCACCCTCTTTCTTTATCTAGCAAGCAAGCCATGACAACCAGCAAAATTCCGGAAACAAGAAGCCCTACAATCAAATTAACCGCAAATGCTGCCACTGAAAGCAGAATAACACCGGTTAAAAACAAAATAACGCTTAGCCAATCGCCAAAAAATGCTTGCATAATAGTTTTAAATCTTTCGATCATTGTTTTTCACCACCTTAACCGCCAAACATAGATTTAAAATACGCGTTACGTTCTTCACGGTTCATGTTATTCATCGGGTTGTAGCCATCTTCATCATGAAAATCTTGATAATAATATTGTGCTCTGTAATGCGCGTTAATTAATGCATCGGTAGTATCAATGTGATCGCTTGTCCGATTTTGACGGTCGATTTTAACGCCACCGCCTTTATCTTCCACCAAAATAGCGTTATTTAGCCCATCTATTAGTAGAGGGTCGTCTAAAATTTTAATATCGCCATTTAAAAACTGGGATTGGAAATCCTTAGTCGGGTTAGAAAGTTTCCACGATGTAGGTGCCACTTCAATCAACGGCCAGCTCGGCTGGTAATTGCTAATACGTTTAATAAACCATTTAGCCAAGTTAGGATCAGCACAAACGGCGCGAACTTTCAAATGGTGTTGCTTGACATAATCCACTAACCACTCATAAACCTGGTTAGGATTAATGGTTCCGGAAGGCGTGTTGGTAATCTCACAGAAGCCCTGTTGCGCAAGCTGGCGATAGTCAAGGCCGTCTTGCTTGCTTTTGGACTCCAATGTTTTTGCTTGGGCAAACGGAATAAAACTATATTGCTTTGCAAAAAACATATGTTTGCCATTCTCTTGAAAGGGAAATTCAAAGCCGTATGATGTATTATCGTTCACTTGGCTAGCGTCAAATCCGATATAAACCTCACGATTATCAACATTAAAATCACTAGTAATGTTTTCGTTGATATTGCTTAATGACAAGTAGCTATTTTTAAAGCGTCGGCTCCAAATATTGAGCGACTTATTAACAAAGGTTTCAAGAGTCCCTTCACGATCGTTATCGTTACGGTCTTGAATCAAACTTTCCAACAGCACACGACGTTTTTCACCTTTTAGTTCAGCTAATAGTGGATTGGACTTTTCCCATGTATCTTCCTCAAAGACTTCACTTTCGTCATCCTGTTGGTAAATAATTTGAAAAGTAGTATCTGCATCTCTAATCGCATCGTGTTCAATAGCGCTTCGGGTAACATCTTCATCATGTTTGAATTTAACTTTAATATCTGGATAAGCAGTCGAAATTTTAACGAACATCCGATTTTTGATACCGTTTTGACCTGATGTAATCTGCTTTAAGGTTTCATTAAGCGCTGGTTTCAAATTGCCAATTTCATCAAAAACAGCAATGGCATTATGGAACGAATCAAATCCACCACCCTGTGAAGTGCCTTTACGGATAATGTTCTTATTTATTTTTCCGATAACTTGCGTAGTTTGTGCATCCACCCCTTTTTCCTTAGCACCATCAGCAAAATCCGGTTGATTAATGAGCTCTTTAGCTTGTAAAGAAACATCATTGAACAGCTTACTAGCGTGCTCGCTATCATAACTGGCTACTAGTAAATCTTGAGAAGTGGCATTCCAGCAAACAACAAAATAATAAAAATTGACCAGCATTGATGCCAACCACGTTTTACCTTGCCGACGAGCAATTGAAATGTTGGCAGTATTGAAACGTACACCCGCATTAGGCGTACGCCAACCGATTAAGCTGTCTAAAATAAATGATTGCCAATGTTGTGGCTTGATTTTTTGTGTCGTATCATCCGGATTTGGTAATAGGCAGCAAAAATACTCAATTAAAGCAACGAATTTTTCATCATAATTGTATGGAAAATTGTCGTCGCCTTGTCTTAATAAGTCTTGTAGGTGACGTATGCACGCAAGTTGAACGTCTCTACAAGTGAGATATTTGTCAGTAAACAAAACATCGTAAGCATATCTAGTGCCGGCGTCCTTATACTGGTCTAGCAAGCCATGATACGAGGATTCGGTCGAAGCAACATGTGCTTTTATATCCTTAACGTTCGTAAAATCATACGTCTGCACCGAAATTTACCTCCTTTAATGGTGACTCGCGTTTCTTTTGATGTGGCTTTGAAACTGTCAGTTGTCGTAACCCAGCATCAAACGAAAATCCCATTTCATAGCCTAAAGACTTTAAATTACGAACACAGTCATTAAGCTGAATCGCTTGAGGCGACTTTTTAACTGGTGTTCCGTCCTTAGCAGTTAGATAGGCCCCATAGTTGTTCAAACTATCCTCAGCATCTAAGTACATCGCATAATAAGTACAGTAAAGTTCTAAATTAGGCTGATCAATGCGCTTCAAATATCCCATTTTTTTAATTTCAGGTACTAACACCCGCCAAATAGTTTGGGCATTTTTCATTAAATGAGCTGGGGGTGTAATCTGAATATCATCCAAATTGCTAGTCCCATTAATATTTGTCACTTTTTTGCTTGTCACAATTTTTAATTTGCTTTTACTAGAATTCGCCATGATTAACACCTCCATTTCACTAATTTATTATGGTTCTTGGCGATTTTTAGCTTATATTGGCTACAAAAAAAGCTCACTTTGTTGATTTAACAGTATTTGAGCCTTAAAAAATCCAATATTTTTTTGTTTTTTTGCTTTTGAGAGAGAAGGATGGCGCATATGTGAGCTCTGGCCTAGCTACCATGGGCGGGGGGTGTTTTTTATTTTGGCTACTCACAATTCATCCAAAAATTTAAAAATGTCTTAAACAAGCTCTCACGGCGTTTAAAATGTGAACCAGCATTTAATCATGTGTAAAATTTATAACTTGTCCGTCTTCTCTGCTTAAAGCGACTGTCAATCAATTGCTTGGACATTGTGAGAACGGATGGTCATTGCTTAACGGATGGTAACCCTCCTTAATCGGGATGGTCAACTTTTGGGCTCTCCTTGTTCAATATCCATTCCTTGATCTGTCCCTTATCCCAGTGCTTACTAACGTCAAGGTTATCAATCAGTGAGTCTGAACGGTATGTCGTTGATTCGAACATGCCTTTCCAATAGTGACACCTCTTACATATCACCCACAAGTTTTCAACATCAAGTTGTTTACGCTTATCTACTCTTCTCGGCACTATATGATCTGTAACCAAGTAGCCAGGTTTATCATACGTATGACCACAGACCGCACAAGTAAAGTAAGCACGTCGCTTTAACATGAGACTCATGTTAGCCCAACGTTTCGTGTGATAGAAGCGGTTTGCTTCCTTGTCCCGCTTGTAACGATTGTACTGGCTGTACGACTGTCTGCGTTGCGTAGTATTGTAATGGAACGGATGATAGAGTGAACTATGAATATTGCAATACGGATTCTTTTGTTCGTATGGAATAGTATTGTCGCACCCTGATTTCCGGCACACTTTAAATTGCATGACTATTCACCACTCTTCATCGATAATACATTTCTTCTAATTTGTTGTCTGCTAGCACATTGTCTAGCATATCGCCCAACGGAACTGCAATACTATTATCAATGCAGCAATCATCAAGGCCAGCTTCAAACATCATCGCCTGAACTACTACGTCAATAAGCGTCTGTCTCTGTTTCTGGCTAGATATTCCCCGACGAATATAAATAACTGAATTGCAATAGTCAGCATACCCCCAAGCGCCTTCATTAATCTTTTCTTTTGAAACAACGGCATACTCAATGCCACCAATCTTTACGTGTGCAGGTAAGTTCATAATTGTTTCCTCCACTTTTCAAACATGACTATTCACCTTGGCCGATGCGGTGTAGACATATAAAGCCATTTCATCAAAGCTAGCTTGTTTGAACTCACCGTTAACAACAACTACTTTGCTAGCATCAATTAAAGAATTGGCTTTAACAAAGTCCTGTTTAACTTGCTTCATGATAGCTTGAACATCCTCGTTAGGTTCTCCTGATGGGTAGCCTGATAATACCCAGTAGCCATCTAACGTGTGTGATACTTCCATTCTAATTGCCTGCTTTCTTTTTAGCCTGTCTGCTAAATCGTTCTATCATCATTTTGACTTACACTGTCCAATACCATATGGTTTGTGTTGATCATCTATCATTTCGATTCGGTAACCCCCTTCGCCAAATTTATTCCAGTTTAAATCGATCCGCTGTACATGTTCTTGTTCTACACCATCAACGAATACTTTAGGCGTGTCGTCGATGTCAATGCGAAGATGTGGTTGCTTAGAATTTTGTTTACCTTTACTACGCTTCAACATGCGTGCTTCCACCTGATCAACGATTGAATCCAATACTTCATCAGATATACGAACACGACCAGCGTTGTCAGGAATAAATTCTTCTAGTGTCTCACTCACTTTCTCTGGTTTAATACTAGGCGCTTTCTCTCCGTGAGGCACTGGTGCTGTCCTATTTTTTCCAAACATGTTGCTTCCTCCGTTTCTTTTCCAAACTAAAAGCGCCATGCTGTTTAGCACGACGCTTCATCCATTTATCTAAGTGGGCATCCATCTCTGCTTCCTGTGGCGTGACGTAGCCATATTTTGTGTTAATCAGCTTTGCCATGGCACTCTCCGCTATTTGTCACAAATGGATATTCGTTACCAAACAAATCGAGTTTTACCCTTTTCCAATCGTCTTCAATGGCTTGCCAATCTTTCATATTCATTGTGCTGCCTCCTAATCATATGTATCAAAAAGCTCCCGCCAATAAGCGAGAGCTAGTTTGGAGATTGTCCGTTTTGGAGCCGCGGACGCGTTTAATGTGCTTGGTAGGGATTTGCACCCTACATAACAACACCATCCTGTGTTGCCTCTTAAAACGTCTACCTATTCCGCCACAAGCACAGCCAATGTAAACAAGACGATGGGAGTTCATGTTATGAAGTCAATTCCAAACACGACTCCAGCCCTATTCAGCAGTTTAGTGACTTGCTTGGGTCGTAAATGGCTCCGGTAGGATTTGCACCTACTCAGTCTCTCGACAACGGTTTTACAGACCGCCACAGCTCACTGTCTCTGTCGCAGAGCCAAGCAAGTATCCGCATTGGTTTGCGTAGTTAGCTTTAGCTACGATAATTTTAAGCTACATGCTCATTAACGCCTACTACTTAGGAGCTACCTAATTAGCTGTTAATGTATTACAAGGCATGGGCTAGCACCATGGCTACCAACGTTCAGATGATTTAGGCATATTTTAAACATAATTTGGTTTTAGTATGTCTGTAGATTTATCCTACTGGTACTTGACTGGTCGTTTATAAACGGTATTACCGCTTCAACTACAACACCGACTTATTGAGAATCCCGTTTGGTTCTGCTAGTTCTCACACTAACATTTACTTGGGCTTTGCGTCGGCACAACCGTCAATGCTTTTTATCTCAAACTTGCTACTATAATCTACATATCGAAACAGCTTTTTTTCACTGCAACCCAGTTGTATTAAAACTAGGTTCAATAATTATTAGGCTATCGTCTAATAACGATCGTTCAGTCGCAGACATGCTGGGCGGAATTATCAGTTCCTCATACACCAGCTTGATACTTAATATCGCTGGTAGGCCTCGAACCTGCATCCCATTGTGGCTTGCCAATTAGCCCACAGCGATTACCAGTCTGTAATTTTGAGGATTACTTCATGCACGTCAATCACATTTGGCATACTACCAATTTAGCACGATTATAGAGGCTAGTTTTCTCACTTTTTTCCACTATAGATCATACAATCCTAATCTCTTTGCACACTCATTAACAAATGTTTTTCTTAGTTCATATGCTCGCGCCTTACCAACACTCAATAAGTTGTTATCTACTAGGCCAACCAGAGTATATCTTGGGTGTTTTCTAAAATATAGTTCCGTGACAATTACTTCTGTGTCATGTCCTACTTCATCTAGGCAATCGTCAATCACTTTCCGCTGATGTTTCAAAGCATTAATACGTCGATCATCATCAATCGTAATAATAGTGTTTAGTGTTGTTTCAGGGTACTTAAACTGTGCTCTGCCTCCTCCAACATTCTCATCACGCGTAGCAGTCGGATAGCGCAATTCCTGCTCCCGTTCCTCAATATACTTGTCAATCTTTGGATAATCACGCAGAATATCTTCCACTTTTCTAATCGTCGTTCGTTTCACTACCAATTCCCCTTTCACTCAACTCCATAATGTCAGCAATGAAGTCCTGGCCAATTTGTGCCTGTTGCTCAGTTGTCAGTGCCGCGTTCATTTCCAGGTTAGCAACCGTGGCTTTCATTTGGATTGCTTTGGCATATTCGGCGTCAGTCATGCTTGTTCACCCACCACATTAGTACCAAACTAACGATTACAATCGTAGCAGTTGCAATAGCCCAATATCCTAACAATTGCAACGGGGAAGAGTTCCAAATAAATTCAAATATCTGTTTCATTCGTCTTCCTCCCATTAATCCGACACAACCAGTGCTGAATATAGATAAAGCGTTTCGTCGTCCGGTCCTTGATGGCGTACCGTCTCAACTGACATACCAGCGTAGTTACATTCGACCGGCATATCTTCAGGCAGCTTCTTAAGCTCGTTAATCAAGTCGCCGACAGTGTCACCGCCTTCCCAGTTATCGTCTGCCAGTGGGTCTTCAATGATAACTTGTTTAGTCCATGAGGGTAGGCTCCACTCAACCAGTTCCTTAACCCGTTCAATGTCAATTGGATAGTTACTTTTAACAGCAACGTCTTCCATCTTAGCTTCGTATTTCATTTGTCTTCCTCCTGTTTACGTTTTTCGATAAAAGGTGTAGATATGAATACTTTTCCTAGAAACACTTTAAAATCAGCCTTTCAGCAGCTCCGGGTTCTCGTGCACGTTGCCAATAACCTTTGAACCGTGAGTTTCACCTATAAGGTCAAAGGTTTGGATAGTTTCAATTAAATCTGCTAAAAATTTACCGCTAGCAAATTTAACAATTGACCGATACTTCCGATTTTCTAAAATATCACCTTCATAGATATCCTTGCCGTTCACGTCTGTCAGGCCAGTAAACTGACCTACTGTTTTAGGGTCTACTGGAACCCACCAATACGGCCAAAACATATCTTCTTCAGCTTCAAGTACATCACCAATAATTAAAGCCCCATCACCATTTTTTACATAGTTTCCATAAACAAATTCCCCATCAAAATTTACACCATCAATTGAGCTAACATCTTCTAATGGAATCCCTCTAAACTTAATCATCGTCGCCATCTCCTTGATTAGTTTCATTCCAAGATACTTTGCTTATGGTAAGGAACAGTCATAACTGACGTGTTCTGGCCCTTTTCTCTGAAATGTTTCGCGTCTTTTCTAGCGGCCTGTCTATTGGAATAGACAGCTGCCACATCACTATTAATCATCAATATATAAGCCATTTTCAGTCCTCCCCGAACGCCCGCTTATTAATGTTGTACGGCTCATATTCCTTGGCCAATTGCTTATTATCCTGTGCTTTAGCTTTGTTTGCTTCGGCGTGCTCCTTCATTCGCCGGTGCTTCCGTTTAATCGTTGAACGCTTCTTAGTGTGTTTAGGCATCTTCGTCCTCCGTAATGTAGTATTTGTTCTCGTCAATCGCGCGAATACGTCTATCAATCCAACTGTTACTCCGTTTTAGCTCCCGAGACGTCCTAGTTTTACCCTGCTTGCCTTCCATGACTAATTTAATGGCATTATACTGGGTACGCGTAATCTCCGTGTAATCGCCTGATACGGTCTTAATTCCAGGCATCTTATGCAAGTTAGCTAGTTTGCTCTCAGGCACGTTATCCATGCTGCCATACCTCGCTTCTAGCTTATGAATGACTTCCAACTCTTTCGCCCAATTTTTGCTTGTCATAAACAATCTTCCTTTCAAACTCTTGTTCATATTGTTTATGTTTATTATTCACACAGTTAGGACATGGGTCAAATGTGAAACCATAACTCCCAAGTGGTTGTTGAACGACTTTACTACCATGACATAATTCACAACTCATACACTTCTCGCTCCTTTCTATTCAACTAATCCGCGGTGGTCTGGAATATTTGCAAACGTGATTCCATTATTAACACCGTGGTTTTTCATTCTGCTTAATGTTCTGTCACCATATCTTTCAGTTAAGTCGCTACCAATTAAGTTAGTGGTCACAATCACCGTCTTGTTTTCTCGGTCACGCCAGAATGCATCCGCCAAATCTAACGAATACTCTGTGCCACGTTCACTACCAAAATCATCTAAAATAACTACATCAGCGTTCTTTATCTCAGCCATGGTTTTATTGATTTGTTTTGCCATCTGATCGTCATTAAAAGACTGTTTCTTGCGTTCGATAAGTTCACGCCAGTCAATAAAGATAATTTTCCAACTAAAGAACGTTTCAACTGGCTTGCCATTCTTCATCACAGTCTTTAATAACTTGTAACCAGACCGCTCTAATATCCAGTACATCATGCCTACAGCAAGATGCGTCTTCCCACGCCCTGTTGCGCCAATCATCAACGTGTGGATTGTTTCACCGTTAATAATGCGATTAGCTATCGTACGGCTACGCTCTAAGACCTGTTTGCTAGCATCATTCGATGCTGTATAATTACTAAAGCGACGATTAAAGACATCAAAACTGCTGAAAATACTGTAGGTGTTAATATAGCCTAGCGCTTCGTTTTTATGTGCGGATGCTGTCAGGGCCTTGTTATCTGGTATTTCACGGTGGTTAATGTCTTCCATATAGCCGCAACTAGGGCACGCACCGGCCATTTTTTGGCCCGTACGCTTGTTTAAAATCTGTGGTCGTAGTAACGGTTTCCCACAAACGGGACAGTTAACCCCATAGGTTTCAAACACCTTAGACATTAGGTTAGTGACTACATCGCCTACGGTCTTTACCATGGCTGGTCGCTATCCTTAACTTCTCTACCCTCAAGGGTAAAACCGTTAGACCGACCACTTCCTGAACGTCCAAATTCTTTCCGTGGTTGATTTAATTGGCTTTGCCCTTGTTTGTCCCTTTTAGCCCAGTTGCGAATGGTTGCCAGATAGTTCTTATACGTCTTACCATTCATACTGCAATACTCAGAAACGCGTTCGATTCGGTCTTGCCAGTCAGAAGGAAACTCCGATTTGAGTTTCTCCAATTGTTCATCCGTCAGTAAGACATTCTGGTATTGTCCATATTTGTGTCGTGCTGGTTTGGCTTTTCCTGGCTTGGGCTTACCTGGTTCTATATACTTACCTTTACTATCCTTACCTAACCTATCCTTACCTAACCTAACCTCGGTATGACAATTGCCTACCAAGTGTCCGTCATTTGGTTGACCGTTGGTTGACACTTGACTACCGAAAGGTAATTTACTATAACTAGCGTCTTCATTTAGCTCTAATTGTTTAAGCTCACTAGTATATTTCGTGGGGTGCTTACGATCTGATCGGATGTAATTATGAATATGCCAATCTTTAATCACAGTGACGCCATTCTCAAACGGAATAAGGTACTGCTTGGCTAACAAAATTTTCAAATCATCATCACTTGAACCAGTCATCCGCATAATGGATTTTGTATTACCCACAAGCCCATCATCATCAGCATGCATATTCAAATGAAAATATAGTAGCTGAGCTGACTTAGGCATATCCATAAACAAATCAGAATCCGTGATCGTATTACTAAACATTCTCCTTTGTGCCATCTTTTAATCCTCCCTTATTTACCAGTAGGCATTCCACCCCCCGGTGTATTAGTCACTGCTGTGTTTTTTAGTTCAAGCCAATTCGTTTTAGTGTTTCTAAATCACATTTTTATCTTTTAAAGTCTCCAACAAAAATTTTCCGCCAGCCAGGCCTTCATCCGCATCTTCAAATTGCTGTTGTAATCCACCTAAGTAACCTTCTACCTCTAATAACAACCAGTCATATTCGTTAAGTAGTGCAATCTTTTCCTCATCGTCTAGGTCGTCAAACGAAACAATTTGTTGGCGTGCCTGTACTGCCTTGTAGGCAAAGTCAGCAGCACTTGTAGCTGCAGATAACTTTTTTTCTACACGGTTAAGTTTCATTTCAAATGATTGGCATCCAGATAGTAAGTCCGCCATTTATTTCAGCCCCCTATTAAGCATCCACAGGTTCAAGCAAAATGCCATCGCCATATTATTTTCAATTAGCTGTAATTCTGGAGTTAATTCTTGTGGATCAATTGATGCAATCCGTGTAATACCATGAAAAATACAATCCTGTTGTTCTTTGTAAGTTAATGGATTATCCATAACTACCGTCCTCGCTTTCTTAGCACTTGCAAACGAGACTGCTTTGGAATAGAGTAGATGTTGGTGCTGAGCATCTCTTCCATTAGTCCATCGTTAGCCGATACTAGCGATGGTTTTTTGTGTTCGTTTCCAGTTGTTAACTGATAAAACTGATACTTTTTGCATGATCATTCCTCCTAACACATTGGTGGCAATGTAAATGTCCAGTCCTCATCAGAATTTTCATCTGGCTCGCAAACATTAATATCGTGTTCTTGCAATTCGCCAATAAATTCTTCTGAATAGCCAAAGCATGGCCGCCGCTTAATGATCCCATCTGTATCGTAAGTGATAGCATTAATCAGCTCACGTTCATCTGCACGAATTGCGTTATACTTACGTGCTCTTAACGCGTGCTCAATGTCTTCTTCATACATATCGTTTCCTCCTTACTCTGCACCTTTGCTGCTTACTTGAGTTTTATGTGCTTCTAAAAACTCATTTGCGTCATCTTGATCAATCCTTCTAACACCACCTATCTGTGTAACTTTAAGTCCCTTTTTAATGAACGAATACAATGTGTTATAAGAACCAATGTTGAAAAATTTTAGTGCTTGCTTGTAATTCATTTGCTTTGGCAAATCTGTTTGCATGCTGTTTCCTCCTTAAATTCCAAACATGTTGCTAACTTATGACTACTACTTTCTAATCATTCACAATTGATGGTCAGAACATGTGAAATCAAAATAATGTTCATGGCGTATGACTCCTTATAGCGTTACAATTAGTATGTCTTTAATAATTGAGGTGATTAAAATATGAATGAAACCAGTAAGTTCGTTGCTTTTGAACTGTTAAACAGAGGCCAACGCTACGACGCCCTTTACAAATTATTAAAAAGCTTTTCTACTCACCGAAAAATCACAGAATCACTTTGGATGGTAAATACTTCTCTAACTCCTGCAAAATTAAGAGACACTATAAAACCCTGTTTAGATGAAAATGACCATCTTTTTATTATTGACTATGTTTCCGGATCACGATCTGCATGGTTTAATACTATAGATGATTTTAAAGATGCCTTAGCTCATGAAGATGACAATAATTAATATTCATTATTTTTTGTGGCCTTTTTTCAATCGCGCGTTTTATAATCAAGTTAGCCAAATACTTTTAGCTAATTGATAAAATAAAAAACACCAAGACAAATCTCTGTTATCATTGATGTTCCTACACAAACAATGAAAGAGGTTATTGTCTTGATGCAAGAACAGAATACCACAGTCAGAAAAAAAGGTCAGCACCTAACTTCGTTTGAACGAGGCAGAATTGCTACGCTGCACAGCCAAGGCTATTCCAATCGTGCAATTGCCAGAGCGCTTAATGTTTGTCATCAAACAATCAATAATGAATTGTGCCGCGGCGAGATCGACCAAGTAAAAAAAGTGAATGGTCAACGCCAATATTACGCTGTATACTCACCAGAAACAGCACAAGCTAAGTACGAAGCTAATCGAGCCCACTGTCATCGACCTTTGAAACTCGTCGGTGTCGCTGATTTTATCGACTATTTTACGACTCATTTGCGTCAAGATGGTTGGTCGCCTGACGCAGCGGTAGGACGGGCCAAACTTGAAGGCTTATATCAACCTGAGGAGATGGTCTCGACCAAGACGCTATACCACTATATTGATGCCCGGTTACTTGAAGTCCGCAATCTTGATCTACTCGAAAAAACGCGCCACCGTGCCAAACATCATCACTCGATCAAGCACAAGTGTCTGGCCGGACGGAGTATTGATGAACGGCCTAAAAGTATCGACCAGCGCCAAGAGTTCGGCCATTTCGAATTGGACACCGTGGTGGGCAAGCGCAACGGTCAAGAGAGTGTGATCTTAACGCTGATCGAGCGTCAATCCCGCTGCCAAATTCTACGTTTGATCGATGGTCGTGATGCCGATTCAGTCAACTATGAGCTGGCCAAGATCTGTCAAGAATACGGATCAATCATGAAGTCAGTTACTGCCGATAATGGCGCTGAGTTCTCGGAAGTTGGCGCTGTACTTACCGGTGTCGCTGACCTTTATTATGCCCATCCATATCGTTCCTCTGAGCGTGGGACTAACGAAGCGCATAATCGAATGATCCGCCGCGATGTACCCAAGGGTCTATCCATGGATATTTTGGGTCCTCATGATATCCAAGCAGTTGAGTCAAAGCTAAACAATTTACCGCGCCGGCAAACTGGCTATCAAACACCCAAAGAGCTTTTCTCCGCTGCTTCCGCCGGTTAAGTTAAATCCATAAAATATGAATATTAATGAAAATACTGATTTAATAGGATTTATCGTGTGGCTAATTTGTTCTTGCAATTTGGGGCCTTTTTTCAATTTGATTGTTCGAAAACAAAAATTATTTATTCCAATTAATCGAGGCGAATTAATACGAAATATTTAATCAGCTATGACTTAGAAAGTTCTTCCGAAAATTATGAAGAATTAATAACTGCCATCAAATCTTTTGGTGGATGGGCCGACTTAACACAGTCATGTTGGTGCATAACCTCTGGCTTGTCTGCAAAAAGCATACGCAATCATTTGGTAAAATATATAAATGAAAATGATAAACTTTTTGTGGCCAAGCTAAGCGGTGAAGCTGCTTGGCACGGTTTCACAGACGATGTCAAAACGTGGATTAAAAAGCACTAGTCTCTATTCTTGCTCTGGACCCCCATGTTACTTGCAATAATGTGGAGGTCCTTTTGAGTTATCCATAATACACATACCAGTTTATTTAGTACTCTTGCCATTGCAGTGTCCTCCTTAAATTCCAAACCAGTTTCTAATTTCACGGCGCTTGTACCACAATGTAGCTAACGCCCATGTAATTAGTGCCGGCAAAATCCATTCTGGTAAAATAATCATGTTGTTTCCTCCTGCTATTTATAGCTATTTGTTTGACGCCGCCCGCGTTCATTATTCTAAGATTGAGTAAATAGCTCGTTTTAGTTCTTCTGGGACAAACAACACTTTATTATTATTTGGTAGTTTGTGTTCAACTAGTGCAATTTGTGGTAACTTTCTAAGCTCATCAAATTTGGACTCGCTCAGTCCTACTGAATCAGCAGCCGTTTTGCGATCAAATAGGATATATTCTCTGACTATCTTTTGAACTAATGGTGCTAGCATTGAAACAACTTCCTTTTCAACTACGCTTTCGAGATAATCAGCTAATATTTGATTGTCCATCTTACTCGCTCCTTTCGGTGTATAATTTTGTTAGTTCAATTAATCGAGGTGAAAATTTATGAAGCAATTCAAGTGTCCATTTTGTGGTAGCTTAATTAGTGATGAACAAGTGGTAACCAACAAATTTCATAACTTATTCATGTTGTCCTCTGTAGACAAGGCTAACCACAAAATTGACCCAAATGGAATCGTTGTGAATGTTATAGAATGCGACGAATGCCATAATTGTTGGCTTCGCGATCCAAACAATTAAAAGCACACTTTCAATTTGTGTTCCTTGCTACCGCCAAGCTTGGAACACTCTTTTTATTTCTTACGGTACACCTTTCATTCTTAAATCCATGCAAATCACCTTCTAAGTTTTAATATGTTTATCTTTTATCCTTGGATTTGAACTATAATTGTGTAGGGGTGTTAATCATGCCTAAAACACATTTACAATTGTTTACAAGAAGGAAGTTCGTAACTTGTCCATTCTGTTCTAAAAAGATTTATGCTCGATCCAATCATGTTGTCTGTCCAGTCTGTGGTAATTATTTTGTAGTTAGCACTAATAATTCATATAGAAATTCTTCAGATGACACTATCAAACATTGACTTATTCCAAGTTGATTGAGGTGATGAATATGGTTAATGAACAAGACTTAATTGCCGCTATTCGTTTGCATGCGCCAAGCCATTTGCCTGGCCCAGTTAGCATTGATGGTCTCCTATCCGAATTAGGAATTAATGATGAGAGCCTTTTGACGAACGCTTTGAAATCTTTACAGGATAAGGGATACTTACAATTCGGATACGGTAATGGAAAAATAAAGCGTATTAGTCTAAATACATCTTTCCCTCTATAAGCTTTTTAGTGACCCTTCTTCACGGTAAGGGTCACCTTTTTGAACTACTAGCCAATCGTTTGCAACTAAGTCTGTGAACGTTGGTTCCCAACAAACTGAAAGCTGTTCACCATGTGTAAACGCGATTAGTCTTCCTTTTGTATCAGTCGCTTGAACGTAGTAAGTTGAATCATATTTCAAATCGCTAGCTCGAACGATCTTCCCATTCCTGCCTGCCATTTTTAGTGCGTCTATTAATTCCATCTAACTCGCCTCCTATGCTGGCTGTTCATTTAAGTAAAGGTCGCTCATACCAAGCATGTCCGCTGCTTGTGCTAAAGCGTCATAGTTTGCCATTTGAACTTCGTTAACTGTGCTTGGCGACCACTCACCACCGTTAACCCGAGATTTAAGGTTAGGGTTCAATGTCGCATCGTTATACTCAAGCAAGAATTTCAGTGCTTCACGTACATTTTCAAATTCCATTGTTTTACCTCCTATGCTGGCTCTTTGTCGAATCTAAGTGACGTCTGCCGAATAATTGTCTTAGTGGCTGTAGATGGCTCCCAGTCGTTGATGAAGTCCATTACCATCTGGTAGTCCTTCTTGCGTAGCATTGACCGAGCACTCACGTTAGCAATCTTCTTGATTCCACTGCCAATATCTTTAAATAGCTCACCTCGTTGTTTCTGTGTGATATGGCCATAGCTATGTGCTACTTCTGATACCCGTTGATTAACACGCCGGTTAAGCGCACTATATTCAGGATTAGGAATAACTTGGTTCTCTTTGAGGTCTTTCACATCGCCCTCCACGCTATCCAGGCGTTGGTTCGTTTCCTCATTGGCTTGCAATGCCAATCGTGCAATCTCTCTCGGTGATGTTGGTAGTGCAAACTGTTTCGGGTTAAAGTAGTTTTCTTCCAGCTCATCAAACATGTCCCAAGCTTGATCAGTTCCAAGCATTTTTGAATGCCGGCTAGCACCACGCTTTGTCCAAAGATATAAAGAACTAACATGTTCATTAACCAAACCGCTTCAACAAATCGTTTGAAACCAAATAGAAATGCTTTCCTTCGATGAATTTGTCTTTATTCCTTTTAAAATTTTCTTGGATTCTTCGCGATGTTGTTCCATAAAACTCAGCTAACTGTTCAGTGGTTAAAATTAGATCTCCGTTAAATTTAACTTGTTGTACTTCTTGCATGTGAATCATTCCTTTCTATGCTGGTTGTTTGTAGTCCATTGGCGTAAACAAAAACTTGATTTCATATTCAGGAAAAAATTTTTCTTGAATTTTTAAAGCTTCTGTAAATTTGAACGAAGACTTACCATTTATTTTGTCAGCCACTGTCTGGTATCTAACGTTCAACAGATCGGCAATATCTACTAAAGAAACGTTTTTTTCTTTTCTGACATTGTTAAGATTATTCAACATGTTTTCCTTCCTTTCTAAGTACGAAAATTCGTATCTTTTGATAAAAAATAAATGTCCTTCTTGAACATGGCCTAATAATATACGAATTTTCGTATCAAATCAATACAAAAATTCGTATTTTTCTAAATAATTTTATATACCTACGATTTTTTGCATGGTACAATAGACACATATTAAGGGAGTGAATTGATTTGAACAAAGAAGAATATTTAAAAGATTTAATTGAAATTAAATACGGTAACGTTAAATCTTTTTCGGAACATGCCGGATTAAAATACACCACCGTTCGTTCAATTCTAGAACGTGGGGTGTTAAACGCTAAAGTAGAAAACGTTATAAAAATTTGTGATGCCTTAGGAATAAAGCCAGAAGACATTTTAAAAGTAGAAGATTCCATCATTAGCGATACTAATAAAAAGATGATTCAATTAAGCTCTGATCGTCAGCAAAATGTTTACAACTACGCTGACAATCAATTAAAAGAACAAAATGGTAAAGTTGTTAATTTGCCACTTGTTGGTAAGTCAGCCGCTAACCCTACTGAATTGACCTATGGTGATGTAGAAATTGAACACGACGACTTCACTGACGTGCCGCACGGGGCTGACACAGCCATCCGTATACAAGGCGATTCGATGGAGCCACTTATCCACGATGGTCAAATTATCTTCTACCATCAGCAAGAAGAAGTTGAGAATGGTGAAATTGCTATCGTTGAAATTGATGGAGACGGTGTTACTTGTAAGCAAATTTACTACGACTACACTTCTGATGAAGTCATCTTGCGATCTATTAATAAAAAATATGAACCACGTCATGTTAAAGATGACCAGGTCCGTATTATAGGCAGAGTTATATTATAGGAGCATATTGCTCCTATGTTTATGCGCCAAAAGGAACACACGTTCTGCATATTTAGCGGTATTATACTTACATAAGACAAGACGCCATTAAAAAATAGGCAAAGTGGAGGAAAAATGAAGACCATCGATGTGAAACTAATTTTAAATCGTCCTGTACGCTTGACGTACCTAGATTACACCTATTGGGAATACACTATTTCTGAAAGCCTATTCGATCCTGGAACGTATGGTGCCCATCTTTCTTTGGGTAATAATATTGAAAAACATAAGGATCGTCACATTGAAGTGTACTTTCCACGGCATAGCATGGTATCAGAAGAATTTGAGATTAATGGGGATAAATATAAACTAAGACTGATTAACTCTTGAACTTAGCGGTTATTACCTGTAAACCTATACAGACTAGATGCGGATGTCGGTAAAAGCTGGGGAATTGGAGGAATTAAATGTTCAAGAAGTTTTACAAAAAATATATATTTGCTGTAATAGGTGGTTTAATTGCTATACTCCTGGCTTTTGCTAGTGCTAATTATTGGTCATACAATAACCACGTAACATTACATCTTGATAAAACCGTTGTAGAAGCCAATAGTGCCGTAACTGGTAAAGCTAGTCCTCATTCAAAAGTTCACTTTAAATCAACAAACGGGATCGATAATGATTATTTATATGCTGATAGTAACGGTAATTTTAGTGAGAACTATTTAACAGAAAGCAAGTATAAAGTTTACGCCACCAAAAATGGAGTGAAAAGTAAATCCTACAGAATATCAATGCATATCAGTGATGAAGATAATGACGATACAGATTCATCAAGTTCATCGTCATCTAGTATTTCTAGTTCATCAAGCCGGTTAACAAAATACCCAAATGTATCATCCATCTTTGATTTGAACTCTATCGAATCGCAAAATAGTTCAAGTCTATTTAAAACAGTCGAGCTCAAGGGCTTTAACATCGTTGATATGGGTGCAGATAGCATGAAACAATACCATTTACTCATCTCACCAAATGGTCATTCAGACACATACTTTTTGGCCGTTTTCGACCACAAGTTATCTGGAAAATTAGATACTTACAATACAGTAACCATAGACGGTACTCTAAATGGTAAAAGTAAGCTTGACGGCACACAAGTTAACACCGGGATAAGCTCAGACTATCTAGGCAAAAAAGTCATCTTAATAAACGTGGATAAGGTTTCCAAGAAGTAGTGTTTCTTATTACTACCAGCCATATTTATCAGGGCAAAAAAGTTGTCGTATAAATTTCATTACTTAATCGGGGTAAAGCCATGGAATTGCGTGTAGGATACTACAACGAGCACGTGTTCAATATTAATGTTGTAGTAGGTATCATTTTCTTTATAGTGTTAGTCGTCATGTTAGTTTACTGGATCCACAAACGAAAGTAGCACCCTCGCCCACTACCAGCCTAGCGGGCAACATGCGAGCGTAGTTCAACGGTAGAACAGTTGCTTTATTTTTCCCTCGTTTAGGTACCCCAAAACTACTATGCAGATGCAGGTCCGACTCCTGCCGCTCGCATTGACATAAAAAAATACATTCTCCCTCACCACGAAAGAGAATGCACCTCAAGGGGCATGTACGAAACATGCTTGAAATTATTATAGATCTTAAAATCGTATTTGCAAATTTTTTGTGAGCGTAGTTCAACGGTAGAACAATGTTCCAAGTCTTGAAGCCCATTCTTTCTTGGACTACTATGCAGGTTCGACTCCTGCCGCTCGCTTATATCGTCTCTCCCCCAAAATAGAAACGAGGTAATGAATATGGGGAAAATATATACAGACGTTTATAATATCAAGCACGACAATTGTACAATTGTCAATACTCTACATTCTTTTCAACGTATTTTTATTATCGAAGATGCTCACGGCTCTAGGTTTACTTGTTTAAAGGATGACCCCCCCATGCTGAATAAATCAAACACTCATTGGAAACATGCTAGTCCCAGAGACGCGCCCGAAGATTATGCTGTACCTTACAACAAGCGAAATTAATTTTTATATCTAAAATAGTGAGACATCAGATAACAAGTTGGTGTCCCCTTATGCGAGCGTAGTTCAACGGTAGAACAGTCTTCCATTTCTTTCTCCCAAAACTAATACTACTATGCAGGTTCGACTCCTGTCGCTCACATTGTACGTTAATAGCAAATAATTATGGAGGCACCTATGAATATTGATATCACAAAACTATTAGATTGGGGATTGATAGTACTATCTCTTTACTTAGTTGTAGACACACTTCTGCAAATAAATCATAACAATGCCTATGGCATGTTTATAATAGCTATCAAATTAATAGTTGCCATCATTGTAGGATTATTTGGTATGTACACAACTTTTTACAACATCTATTGAAACCTTTGCTAACATGCGAGCATAGTTCAACGGTAGAACAATTATTTACACGCTTCTCACAGATCTCCCACCCTATATTTATGCAGGTCCGACTCCTGCCGCTCACGTAAAAAAGAAAGAAGGCATACTTATGAACAAGGATATTTCAAGGTACGAACTAATAGAAAACATTACTAGTGACTTAACAGCCTTTGTAAAGTCAGACGCCATTCTTCATCTATCAAAAGATAGCTATTCCAAAGATGAATATAATCGTATGTTAGATGGGCTTAAACATGATTTAATTATGCGTCTAGAACAAAAGTAGCTAATTGTCTACCTAAAAGATACAATGTTTGAGTTATGTGACCAACGCTTTGTCTCAGTTTTACTTCTATGTTCATGTCTGGCTCATATACTTGCACTATTGATTATCCAAATGGAGGCCGAATTATGGAAAATGTTATTCAAATAGAATTGACTTTGAATAAAGCAATTAGGAAAACTTATCCAGACCGTAGCTATTGGGAATATATTATTTACGAAGATCCATTACAAGCAGATTATTACAGAATTCATTTATCATTTCACAGTATGAATGGAAACAATTATGTTAGTCACTATGAAGTTCTTTTTAACAAGAGATCCACATTATCTGAGTTATTTCAAATTGATGGTAATTCTTTTAGATTAAAGTTCAAGAAAAACTAAACTTTTCATTCATAATTGTCAGATAGACACTGGCAATATGTGAGCGTAGTTTAAGGGAAAACGGCAACGGTTTATTTACACACAGAATCACCTCCAAGATTGCTATGCAGGTCCAATTCCTGCCGCTCACGTTGACCAAATACTGATGTCATTAAAAGCTGAATTATTTTGAGGTAATTGAAATGGCATATTTTGATCCTGATGAAATACTTCAAACAAAGGAAGAAGCTTTAGATTATATGGAAGCGCATGGCATTATGACAGATGCCACTTTTCCAAAGCTGAATGATACAGAAAACACTGATAAACACATGGCTCCCGTTTACAAATATCTTAGAGAAAATGGTATGTATATATTTCACACTGGTTTCTATGATAGAATATTTAATTTTGGTGCAATATATTTTATGTTTGATGCAAATCACTTTGATTATCAAACTGCACCAGCTGAAGTTAAGAAGATTTTGAGTATTTGGTCAAATTCTCAATCTAAGTAAGCAAGAAAGCACATCCGCTCCCGCCAAGAAGTTGGATGTGCTAGTGAAAGTAAATACACATAGAAGGGATACAGCTATACCCTTTTATATTACCATCATAACGAAAGAAGGTGATACCTGCAAGTAGTCCTTAATTAATGACGCCGCCCGCGTTTTAACTTAAGGAGAAATCACAATGAAATTAGTTAAAATTAAAACTTATAACAATGTTTTTTCATACAAAACGGGTTCACAAACACTGTATACCTATCGTTTTCGCTACTATGATTTATATGGACGTAGACATGAAAAACAAGCTCGTGGCTTTACCAGTGCATTAGCAGCACATAAAGCCGAATTAAAGATGGAACTGAAGGCATCTGATAATGAAATCATGCAAATAGTTGATTCTACTATTACAGTAAAGAAGTGGTTAACACGATATTACGAGATGACTAACGCTAAATGGAAAAAGTCATATCGAATTAGCTATCAGGAAAATATGAGTAATCACGTCATTCCGTTAATTGGGCATTTCCGCCTAAACCAATTGACCAGAATGCAATATGATTATAACTTAGTTCAACCACTATCAAAAAAATTATCACAATCAACTATTGCAAATATTCATCGACAATTTATGGCAGCCGTCAATGCAGCTGTAGATGAAAGTATTATACCACGGAACTTTCTAGACAATTTCAGGTTTAAACGTAATCATGGACAAGCGTTAACCAGACACGACCTCTCAGTTTTTAACGAGCTATTAAATAGCGAAGATGCCGATTACCAAACATTGTTTTTAACGTTGGAATACACTGGCATGCGTAAGGGAGAAGCCTTGGCCTTAACTTGGACAGATATAGACTTCACTAAGAAATGCATTGCTATTACAAAGACTCGAGGCCAATATGCAACTAATAGTCCGAAAACAGTGGCTGGGAACCGCGTTGTAGCAATCGGAAATTTTCTGACCGGACAACTGAAAAAGTATCGTTTATTTCAAAAAAAGAAGTCATTGAAAACGGGAAATACTTTTAAATCCGATCAACTTATTTTCACATCCAGATTGAACAAGCCCATTAATCCATCCACTGTAAATTACCATTTTCGAAGTTTGATTAAGGCTGCAGGAATTCCTAAACATAAATACGTCGTTCATTCTTTACGCCATACGCACGCAACTATGCTACTAGATGCTAAAGTAAATCCTGTCGAAATAGCCAAAAGATTAGGGCACTCTGATTCAACTGTTACGTTAGCGGTATATTCTCATGCAGTTGCTGGTCGTCAGGAACAAATCGCTAAGCAATTCGACGATATCATTAGCCAATAG